ACATATAGGCACTTGCCGTATCACCAAAAAACTTTACATCATATCCTGCATCATCAACTCCAACTGTAAGTGTTCCTAATTGTACAACACCATCTGCTGAAGTATCCCACAGCCAGTATCTACTAGCCGTATCACCAAAAAACTTTACATCATGTCCTGCGTCATCCACACCAACATTAATGACATCAGTGAATTTAAATAAATCCTCGTCCTCCATCCATGTTAGTACACCATTATTATCTTCTCCATCAAATGTTAATGTAATATCCGTTCCTGCTGTGCCATCACCTATAGTTAAGGATGTACCAAGTAGTTTAGTTACTGGCCCACCTTCCGCAGCAGTTCCATCGTGAGTATGCCCAGTACTTACAGCAAATGCCGATACTAACTGGTCATATTCATCATTTAAATCTGATGCTTCAATGACGCTACCATCAACGATACCGGCTGAACTTTGTCTTGTATATGTTGCACCCATTTATCTTCTTCCTCCCGGTGTAAATTCTAATTCAAATCCATTTATAGACCAAGGTAAATTACTACTTGTATCTGTTATTTTTATTGCTACGGCAAATCCCGAACCTTCTATTGTCTGTCTTGTAATTGGTAAATCTCCTTGACCATAATGAACTGCACCATATGCACCTGTTCCATAAAATGATGCTGCTCCTGATGTTGATAGTGTTTGTGAATCAGGTTGAGGCGTATTACTGTCATCATAGTTATAACGAACAAATAAATTAGCACTAACTTCACCCTCCGGTTTCCAATTTAAATTAACTCGTTGCATATTTTTTCTAACTCCGGGGTCACCCATTGTCATATCTGGTGACCTAAAAGTAGAATCTAAATTATCTGTCGTACTTGCTCTAGTCCAAACATTTCCATCATCTTGTTTATAAATATACCCATCATATCCACCACTTACAACTGTTTCCGTATTACTTATATAATCAGAATCACAACATGAAACTTTTAATCCTTTTATATCTGCGTATTCAAATCCCATTTGTTGTGTATTAGGATTTAGTTTAATTACAGCAATTAAACCTTTTTGTGAACTCTCTAATCCACCTGTTGCAGGATAAAATAAACGATATTGTGATTTATTTCTAATAACGAGTGAAGTTACGTTATCATATTCAATTTCATTTATTCTATCTTGTATTTGTTTAGATACCGTACCCAGTTCAACGTCACCAATTCTTGCGGTACCTGCAATTGTTCTTATTCCGTCAGCGGATAAAAATATAATATCTCCGCCTACTTCCTGAATTGAATGATGAGCTATTGTACCAACATTTTTTGCTACTTCGGCCAAAGCAAAGTCACTTGAACTCGTTCCAGTAATTTTATAAATTCGTCTTTGACAGAATATAAATAATTCATCACGGAAAACTTTCATTCCAGTTATAACATCACCAACTTTAATACTACCCGCACCAGTATCAAAATCATCCTCTGTAAAGGGGCCGGAAAAAATTAATGTTGATGTAGCATTGGACATGCCGGCATAAAACATATGATTATTAAATGATTTTACATACTTAGGTTCTGTTGGTGCTGTTCCACCTCCAGTAGCATTTATAATATCTTCTGTATAACTAGTATTTAAAGTGAAAGCCGCTGCCGCACCTGTTGCTATAATAATTTTATCATTACCATCATAGTTAAATTTATCAAAATCATAAGTATAAGTTGTTCCTTTACTTGTAGCTCGTGAAGTCCAAGAACCACTTGTTGTACCGCTATAAACTGTACCACCTCGACCTGCTATGATAATATCATTAAATATAGCAGATAATAAAATACGTTCATCAGATGATGAAACTTGTGTTACAATAGTTGAATTATACTTTGTTGTACCATTTAATTTTCTATAACCCCCTTTAGTTGATGGTTCAAAATTTTTTAATTGTAATGCTTCACCCGGATGCATCGCAAAAACATCTTTATTAAGTACTAAGCCGCCTGCACAACTTACCACCATGGGTTTTTGTAATCCTGTATAAGGCATTAGAATACTCCTGAACCCACTCTACCCCCATGATTAACTCTATGGTCAGTCATATAAGTTGCTTTATTTACAAATTCTATTCTCATAATTTTTAAAGCTTCTTTATATTCCCTATCAGCCAATTGAGCGGATTGTAAATCGGAACGCAGTATATGAGCATAATACTTTGCCTTATTAATTATTACATCTTTAAATCTATCATCTAAATCCATTGTATCACCATGAGCCGATAAATCTGTATGGACTTTCCAATATTCATATTGAATTGTATAGTTACTTTTATCAGGCACTGGTGTTAAACCAAATTTTTTATCTTGTGTTGGATAAACTATATCAGGTGTGCCATAAGCGGAAGAAGCATTAGCTAAATCCCTTTCCAAATACATTCTATTCCAATTATCATATGTTACATACCTTAATTTTTTTACTGGTATGTTTTCTGATACACGAACATAGTCTACATCCAAATTATTTTCATCACTATTAATTATAGTTATATACGTTGTTGCAACTGTTGCAGAAAAAGTTGTATCCAGTACTTTACTTTCTCCGTAGTTTGATACAGTCACTGTTTCACTTAAATTTGTTGTATCATGTGCTGATGTTCCTATTTTTACCGCTAAACTTGAACCACCTGAAGAAGAATCAAATATTCGTACCTGAACCCTATATGATTTATTTTTAGTGGTAGAAATGGATTGTGATAAAGCCGCATCATTCAATCGTGCTCTTCCATTACCACCTGAATTATAAGCAGGGGTTCCTCCCCCTACATCACCTGTTGTAGCGTTTGTCCAACTTGTTATGGCGGAAGTAAACTCTCCATTTGTAATCAGTTCCTTGGGAACCAAGCGAAATGTTTCCCAATCAACTTTTCTGTAAGCTAAATCTCCCGACTGGGGAGAAGCTGAACTTGGCAAACTATAAGTTCGCTGTCCTGCATTTGTATCCTGTGTTGTTGATTTATATAAATCTGGTATCTCTGAAAGACTATTATATAATTCATGCATAGCCTTTAGAACAAATTTTTTAACGGATGTTTGAATACCTCTACTACTGGAAAATGTTGTAGAAGTTAATTCTGGTTCATTCAATTCATTAAGAATATTATTTGTTAATGTTAAATATGTTGTAGCCATGTTTCCTTATTTTATAATCTTTTTTGGTTTATTCTTTTTTACTTTAGAACCTTTGTTATATTTACTCGCCCATTCTTTAGCTATTTTAGGTTTTTTAGCCCATAAAAATTTCTCTTGTTTTTTAGATTTAAACGGCACTAAGCCCCGCACGATTCACAGTAGTCATCCTCGTCATAATTTGTCGTGAACTCTTGTTTTTCTTTTTTACAATCACAATCCTTGCATTCGCAAGATGTGCAAGAACCACTATCACTGCAGTGGCATCCGTGTTCACATTTTTTACAAGTTCCCATCTTCTTCTTTTTTTCCTCTTCTATCTGTTCAATTAATTCTAATGCTCCTAAGACCCTACTTCTTAAATCAATATTCCTATTAATTTGCTTGGTAAGGTCTTGGTGCTGTTGAAGTAAAGACTCTTTCTTAGTCTTTAAATTCATTATGAAGCGGTTAATCCTACATCAGGTTGTGAATCAACACCACCTGCAATTAGATTCCATAAACTTCCATCAGATATAAACAGTCCCATAAAATTAGCTTCCATTGTATCGTGGTCTGCGGCTATTCCTCTTACCAAGGCAGTGCCTTCCGTATTGTGAAATGTCAACGCTTCTCCACCAGTATTATTAACAGCTAGTATTTGTCCTGCTGTTCCTGTTCCTGCAAATCTAATTCCAGTTCTGGCACCGCCATTTGCGTCTATGTTTGCACAAGTTGCTGTTATTAGAATTGACCCGTTATCAGCAAGGTTTGTTACTGACGGTCTTGTTGCTATAAGTGGTACAGGTAGTGTAAGTCCTCCAGAAGCTACACTCATTACTTCAGAAGCACCTGCTCTGAAGAATAATGAATCATCTGTATTATCGTATCCAACAGCACCTATATCAGAATCTGATTCATCACCAAAATTTAAGTGAATATTTCCTGCACTATTAGAAAGAAAAAATACACGATTATATATTCCGTTACCGCTTGTCTCTCCCAAATCTGCTGAAAACATTCCGGTAGTTTGTATTGCTGTAGCTACATCTATTCCTTGAGCAGCAGTTGCTCCTTTATTAATTTCAAAAAGAACTTGTGGAGTTGCTGTTCCAATACCTACTCTATCTTCTCCACCATCTACAAAAAATATATTGGCATTATCATCTGATTCAATCCTGAAATTTACATCTGCACCAGAATCATTAAATGTTACCGCACCTTCTACATCTAAACCACTTGTTAAATCCAGTTCACCGGATTGGATTGTTCCACCTACTCCTATTGAACTCATCATTCCTGTCAACATCTTATATCTCCACTATTCTTACCGCCCCAGTAGTTGTACTGGTTGAGTTGTGATTAAAATAGATACTGTCAGGGCCGAGTGATAGAGGTACAGTTAAAAATATTAAAGTATCCTTGTCAAGTACTAAATCATTTGACGCATTAACATCGGTAGTAGTAGTCGAAAAATTAAAATATAATTTTACAGCCGAATACACACCAATCATAGAAGTTCCATTTGTTACCTGTTTATGAATGGTATTAGTGACATTCGCACTACTCCCTGTTGTTGCGGCAGACTGAACTGACCACCCGGCGACACTTCCAATACCTGCCATACCGAAATTTTTATACGCCATTTTTTAGTCTCCTTGTTATTTAAAAAAAAAATTTGTTTGTGTTTGTAAAAGAGGGCGAATAATTCGCCCCCTCTTTAATTAAGTTTTATTAAGCAAATGTTACCACTTGTCCATCGCTATCGCCTGCATAACCATTAAAGTCTGCAGTGAGTGCCCAGACACGTACCACGCAGTTAACCTCTCCAGTAGTTACTTTTATATCTATTGTATCGGTTGCTGCATAAATGCCGTAGCCAATAGATGTTGTACTCATACTACCTGCTCCTGCTTGTTCTCTGATTGTCATCAGACCCGCAGAAGTTGTAGCTGCTGTAGTAATATATCTATCTACATCGGCACCATCGCCTAATCCTAAAGTTCCACTATTGCCTGCTGTATCTGCTGTAATAATATCAATTCCTGCTGTAACCACGTAGGTGTTAGCTGGAAGAGTGATACATTCGAAGATATCATTCGCCGCATTAGTTGTTGAACTGAAATCAACCACCACACTGACACATTTAAGGTCAGGTGCTTTTGATGGATGGCCAGCAGTTCCGCTAGCCGGACTTATTTGATAAGTTGCCATTGTTTACCCTCCTTATTATGCTAAGACAGCGACACTTCTTACGATTGCTTCAGGTCTTAATACCTTCAGCCCGTAAACGTGTAACCCTCTTACTATGTCAGAAAATGAGTCGGTATCCCTAACTACTTCTGTTTTCGCAATATGCGAAGCAGTTGCAGTAGAAGACATATGTCCTGCCATGCAGAAAAATCCATTGCCTGTTCCTGAAACAGTAATAATATCTGTACCAGACCTATTTAATGCCGTTGATTTATATAAATTAAAGCCCATTACCGGCTTGTTAGTTACCATACCATTTCTAAGTGGTGATGTTTCATTAGCTGCCACGACACTCATGTCTACAACTTTGGAATCATCATGTCCCAAGAACTGATAGTACTTCGGTGCCGCAATAAACCATCTACCTTCTTCCGGAACGTGATTGTCATCCAGTACTCTAGCTGCTTCCGCTATTATATCAAAAGCGGTCGCACCTGTTGTAACAGTGACGGTAGTTCCAGAGTTAATGCTAGTAGCCGTAGAAATACCTTCTAAGATATCACGGTCATACTTACGTTTTAACGCGTAAGCACCTGAAGAAGCCGCTAGAGCCTCCCAGTTGACGTGTGATTGTCTTTCTTCGATATCATCCACTTTAAAAGCAAAGTAGTTGGCTGTGTCTACAACAAGAGTCGTCTGATTATCAGCCAAATCTTGTGTGTTAACAACAGCACCTCTGTTGTAACTAGAAACCGAAACAGTGGGCTCTTTAATAATTTTTACAGTATCGCCGTAGTTTTCAATTTCTCCCGCATAATCCGTATTGGTGATGTCTTCAGCAACCGAAGTTCTGCGAAAATATTTTAAAACTTTTTGGCTATATACTGCCGGTAACCAATTACCTGCCGGTAAATTGGCGTAACCGCCTGACGCACTAATCGCCATTGTTAGCCTCCTTGAGTTTCTAAGTTAAGGTTAGAAAAAATTAAGCTTCGTTATCAAATCGGCCCTCTTTAACGGCCAAATCAATATCCTTCTCAACTTTCTCATACTCCCAAGATTTCAATCGTTGAACCTCAGAAGCCTTCCAAATTCTCTTACCAGAGTTAGCACCAATATTTACAGACTTAGCTTTAGTCTTTGTCACGCTTGCCGCCGCACCAGTAGTTGATTTTGGTTTGCCTTTGCTTAAACCGCTATCCGCCTTGTACAAATCCAGAACACGAATCGCCCATTTTGAATCCTTATTGTTTTTAACGACACCATCTGATATTGAAGATGGTTGGTTATCCAACCACTCTAAAAATTCAGGGGAATCCTTAATTTCATTAAAGTCCTCGTGAGCATTCAACAATTCCCTATACGCACTTTGTACAACTAAGTCCTCTTCACGTTTCCGAAGTGTCTTAACTTCTTCCTGCAAGGATTCCGTTTGCTGTACGGCCTGCCTTTGAGATATTGTCTCTACCACGTCATATACGTCCGGATACTTCTCCTTAAACTGTTTCAGTTCATCATCGGACTTTGGCGGCTTGTAGTTCGCCATCGCCTTGTTTTTTTGAGCCAGTCTAAGTTTCGCTTCGAGCTCCTCCTCCTTCTGTCTAGATTCATTAATCTTTCTGTCGTAGTGAGCCTTCAGGTCATCGTATCTTTTCTTAAAGTCGTGGGTTGGCTGTGTTTCGTTTTTTGTTATGAAACCTGCATCTTGAGGAGTAGCTTTTTCAGTGTCCTCTGCAGTTTTACGGGGGTCATCTACCTCTTTATAATCATCCTTGCGATAAGGATTTTGGTAGGGAGTCGCCACGTTTTCTTCAGCCACGTCTTCTTTTTTTTGTATTTCAGCTTCTTTCGCTTTCGCTTGAGCCATTTTTCCTCCTTCGGGGTCATATTTCCATATGAGTAGCCGATTCTTGGTTGTTGAGTACACCGGGGTTACGCCTAACGCGTAAGTAGCCTTGTACTAATCCTGAGTGTTACGTCAGGAAACTTTTTTTAGTTTACTGCCATCATCCCCGTTTGTTGGGGTTTGGGTTTTATTTCTGGTATAATTGGTTCCCCTTTATGAAACCAATGGTCACCAAATTTTATACCTGCTCCAGTAAATGATTTATCAAAATATGTCGCTCCATCAGTATTATCTTCTATTTTACCTTCTAAAACATTTTGTACAATATTAGATACTTTTTTATATTTCTCTAATCCTTGCACAGTAGCTTCCGGATTATTATATATTTCTTGATTCACTTCTAATCCTTGAAATTGATTTTTACCTAAAATTATGTTTTCAATATTTGTTTTACCTTGGTCTGATGGCATATAATTAGAATAATCTTTTATTCTATTTAATACAACATTAGTCATTGCTTCCCATTCTTTAGGATTATCTAGGGCTTCACTCATAATCATTCTGGTAATTATATCTTTATTATAATCTTGTACATCTTTTTCATTAGTAAAATGATTTTTTTGAACAGTATCACCCTCATGCATCTTAACAGGTTTCAAAAATCCTTCAAAACTTTGTGAAGGTTTTGATAGTTCCGTCAGTTCCTTATCCGCTTGTTCTGGGGATAAAGGAGATAGCAATCTCTTTCCTACTGAACTCATTGTCGCAAAACTTTCTCTAGGTACCGCTATGGGTTGATTCTTGTTTTCTTCTAAAGTTATCTGCCCACCTACTTGAACAGGTTGAGGGGACTGTCCTTGCGGATTTGGTTGTATGAATCCTTTTTGTTGCTGCGCTTTTTCCTTTTCTATTTCATCAACTCTTTCTTTTCCACGGTTGTTTATTTTTTCTAGGCGGTCATATCCTATCTGTTCAGCTATTACTTTAGGAATAATCATTTCCTTATTACTGACTAAAGCTTGAACAATTGAATCAGCGTCTTCCGCAGCCTGTCCAAAATCAAGTTTGACTCCCTTACGCTGTAATTCTGTTACAGCTTTCATAATCATTCGTTCTATGTCACCCCGACCCGCCATTTCCATAGCTGGTGCATTAATCACAAAATCACCTTCATTTAAATCACGTTTTACATCATCCGCTACGCCTGACTGGTCTTTTCCTTGTTCTTGAACAAGTTCCAAATTTCCTGCGTCTTGTATGGGTTGTTGTTGTTCTTGCTGTTGTCCCATAGGATTTCCT